GGTCAGAGAGCGTGGTGTACAGAATATGGCGAAGGGGTTGGCGAGGGATACTTTTGGAGCGCCGACCTTGGAGGGTCCGACGTTGACGAAGTCGGCGTTGACGCGGAGGAGTTTTGCTGAGGGCGGGGATGTTTCACGTGAAACATCGGACTCTCGGACGTACTTGGACGAAATTGAAGCGCGGGACGATCCGATTCGGTCGGGTCGGCCTTTGCAGCAGCGCACGCGCAGGCCAGCGACGTTGGAACAGAATCAGGCCATGAGCCGGGCGGTCATGCAGGGTGTGGCGAACATGCCGTACAACCTGTTGGGCGCGCCGGGGGACATTGCCAATTTGTTGGCGGCACCGACGGGGCGTCAGCCGTTTTACGGCAGTGAGGCGGTGAAGGATTTTGCGACGCGGATGGGGATCCGTCCTGCGCCGCCCACGGATCCGACGCAGGCGTTTTTGTATGGCGCGGGGGACATTGGCAGTGCGTTGGTGAATCCTGCGGCTCCTGTACGCGCCGCGGCCCGCGGCGCTCAGGCCGTGGGCGAGGGTTTGTCAGCCGCGGCCAAGGACTTCCAGGCATACAACCAAGCCCTGTCAGTGCCTGGGGCGTCGTATGCGGTAAAGCCTGGAGGAGGTAATTGGCACAGGTTAGAGGACCGTTTGGGTGAACTCAAGTTATCTGATATTCCACTGGAGTTATATGCACCAAATTACACCGGGGCCCTGTACGAGGGCGCAGTCAGGACCAACAAGATAAACCAGGCGGTTAACGACTGGGTGGATACAAAGCTGTCAAAGTATGTGCGCAATGAGGTCGGCACGGTCAACGATCCGGTTTTGAAGCAGATAGACCAGTGGGAACTGGTGCAAAAGCCAAAGCTTTTAGAAGAAAAAGACCGTCAGATCAACAAGCTCAAGGCTGACATTGAGCGGGTCATGGCCGAACGCAATGTTGGCCCTGAGGTATTGACTCGGTCTCAGGCGCGGCTAAACAAGTTAGAGCAAGAACGACTGTTTATTGAAAATCAACAAGGCGGGGTGGTGTTTAGCCAAGCCTATCCTGCACAGTTCGACGGCATTAAGATTGAGGCTGAGTTAAAGAGGCGGCGGGCCGGAATGCCGGAGGAGCCGGTGTCAAAAAGTGAGGCCGCACAGCAGTGGGAAGCGCTTTCTGATGTGAGTATTTATGCACATCCAGCAGGGCTTCTAAGGGAGCTTAGCACGGACACTCTTCCACCGTGGCTTGAAAAATTAGGCCCAGGAGACAAGGTCTACGGTCTTGGTACTGAATTGCGCACGAGCTTTAACCATGTAGTAGACGACCTAAGAACCGCTTTGGATCCCACAGCGGGGCTGCCTAATAACTTGCAGATCACGCCTGAGGAACTGAAAAAAAGCTCAGTTGAAAAGGTGTTTAAGCTAGTAGACGACATCAATGCTTTTAGAAGGGTTCAACAAAGAGAAGCAGATATGCTGATTGCCGCTAACAAGGCAACGGTTCCTGTAAAAACCTATGAAACAGTCCCAGGGACCACTGCGGCTAACGATGAAGGGCTGCGTTGGGTGGAGTTAAAGATACCGCCACCGCGCCAGGACTTTGAGATCCCGGAAAACCTTGACATTGTTCAGCCACGGGCCACGGCCCGTGATGAGTCATGGGCTATTTTTGACCGTGATACAGGTAAGTACACGACCACGGGCTTGTCCTCCCGCCAGGACGCGGTGGATTTTTTGCAGTATTTGGACGGACAGAAAGACCTGCAAAATGCCTTGAAGTATGAGGGACGGATGCTGTCGCATTGTGTCGGCGGGTATTGTCCAAAGGTTGAAACCGGGAAAAGCAGTATTTTTAGTTTGCGCGATGGCAAAGGAGTGCCCAAGGCAACGGTGGAGTTTACTTATACCATGACGCCGGGGGAGTACTATCACAGTAATTTGATGTCACAGAGGTTGTTTGATCAGCTTTCAACGCTTGAAAATTCTGGGCAGCAGTTTAATTGGGAAGATGTGGTAAGGGCTTCTCCAGAGTACCAGAAGGCTGCGCTAGCGCTCAATCAAGTAAAGGGGTTTGACAACGGAGCACCAGGAGAGGAGCAGTTGCCCTTTGTTTTGGATTTCTTAAGGTCAGGTCGTGTCTCTAACATTACAAAGGAAGGTAATGTAGACCTTAAAAACGCAGGCATTTTCCAAGTCACGCCTGGGCAACGGTTACCCGGGTTTTCCAAGACCATCGAGCCTGGTTTTTATACGCGGGATGATTTCAAGCGCATGGCTCAGGAAAACGACATGCCGCAGGAAATCCTGGATAATTGGATGGGAAAGTTAAATGAAGTTGCGCGGCGTGGTTTTGCCCACGGCGGCCCTGTCAACAAGCACGACGACTTCATTGCACGGAACATGCAAGCGGGCGGTGAGGTTTCGTCCCCTGAAGAACAGCCGGTGACCGAAGAGTCATCGGCGTCCAAGGCGTTGAAGCGGTTGATTGAGCCGGTGAGGGAAGCAACGAAAGGGTTTTTTGGTCTAGATCCATCAGATCCAACAAATCCGACGGAGGCTTACAAGGCGTTGCAGGCCATTGGGAATATGCCTGGTCCTGTGATGGCAAAGGGAGCAGCCAAGGCAGCGATGCAAGTTCCTGGACTCTTGGAAGGTGTGGCAACATCAATTTTCATTGGCCCGCGAGCCGCGCAATGGAATAAGGCGGCGCACAAAACGGCTGTTGAAATGGAAAAGGCTGGTGCGTCGCCACAGGAAATCTGGTCAGCGACCATGAATTTTCGAGCACCGGACGGGAAGTGGCGACAGGAGATTTCTGATGTCCCGGCGTCAATGAAACAGGGCCCGGATCAAGGGCCTTTGGAATCGTTTGTAAGTCACCCGGAGTTGTATAGGAATTATCCTGACCTACAGGGGCTTGAGGTTACCAAGGACCTCAGCAGGCCGACGAGTGGTTATGTTACTGCGGATGACTCTTTGATCCTTAACCAACGAGGCACTAGGGACGTAGCGGAAGCCTTGCATGAGGTGCAGCATGCAATTCAAAATCGCGAAAACTTTTCCAAGGGAGGCAATTCGGCCATGGCCTTCCAGAACAAACAAGCGTTTGAGATTTTGGAAAGAAAGCGCAAGGAACTGAGCACTCCACACACGCTTGAAGAGTACTCAAGAATTGCGTGGAAAACAGACATTCCGACGCCTGAATCCCGAGCCGCGTACCGTGATTATTTGGAGTGGATGAAATCACCGGACGCGCTACAACAAATTGAAAGAAAAGCGCAGGAATCGGCAGCAGACGAGTATTACATGAGGCTGCATGGAGAGGCCGAAGCGCGGGCCGTGCAAAGCCGTAGGCCATTGGACATGGAGCAGCGTCGACAAATGTTTCCATTGGAAAGTTACACAAGGAATGGTCAGGTTATTCCTCCTCAAGACCTGATCATTAAGCGTAAAGAAGGCGGCCCTGTCAACAAACATGATGCCTTCATCAAAGCCAAATCCTAAGGAAAGAACATGCCGATTGATAAAGCCGTAAATCCTGCTCCTGCCTTGGACATTGTGCTCATGGGCGGTGATGAGCCGCCCGAGATTGAGATTGAGCTGGACGAGGACGGTGGGGCGACGATTGAGATTGGGGAGGCTGAAGCTGAGGAGGTGGACTTTTACGCCAATCTGGCGGAGGTCATTGAGCCTGAGGCGTTGGCCAAGATCTCGATTGATGTGTCGGCAATGTTTGAGGCGGACAAGGGATCTCGGTCGGACTGGGAAAACATGTTTGCCAAGGGTCTTGATCTGTTGGGATTGAAGATTGAAGAACGGACCAAGCCCTTCAGGGGTGCAGCGGGCGTGGCGCATCCGATGTTGATGGAAGCGATCATTCAGTTCCAGGCTCAGGCGCTGAAGGAGTTGATGCCCTCAGGGGGTCCTGTGCGCACGCAGATCATGGGCCGCGAGACGGTGGAGAAGTACCAGCAGGCGGGCCGCGTGCAGGACTTCATGAACTACCAGATTACGACGGTGATGAAGGAGTACACACCGGAGTTTGACCAGTTGCTTTTCTACACCGGGTACGGTGGTTCGACGTTCAAGAAGGTGTACTACGACTTTCAGTTAGGCCGGATGGTCAGTAAGTTGTGTCTGGCCGATGACGTGTACATCCCGTACAACGGTTCGAGTGTCGTGTCGCAGTGCCCACGGCTCACGCACCGGATTGCGATGGACGCGAATGAGTTTAGAAAGCGCGTGGTCAGTCGAGAGTACTTGGACACCAGTGTGCAGACCTTGTCGACGCCTGCGGATCCGAGTCCGATTCAGGCGGCGGTGGACAAGGTAACGGGGATTCAGCCAACGGACGGTATGGGCGATGTTGGCGAGGTGTTTTTGCTTGAGCAGTTGGTTGATTTGGATGTGCCGGGCTTCGAGGACAAGGATGAGGATGGCAATCCCACGGGGATCAAGCTGCCGTATGTGGTGACATTGGCAGAAGATTCGATGAAGGTGATTGGGATTCGTCGTAATTGGCAAGAGGACGACGAGCTTAAGCAGCGGCGCAACTACTTTGTTCACTATGTACTGGTGGAAGGTCCGGGGGCCTATGGCCTTGGATTTGTGCACTTGATTGGTGGGCTGTCGAAGGCGGCAACGAGTGCGTTGCGGCAGTTGATTGATGCGGGGACCTTGGCCAATTTGCCTGCTGGGTTCAAGGCAAAAGGCGCGCGGATCGCGGACGACTCAGATCCGATCCAGCCTGGGGAGTGGCGAGACATTGATGCGGGCGGCGCGGAGTTGACGGCATCGCTCATGCCGCTGCCGTACAAGGAACCGAGCCAGGTTTTGATGTCGCTGTTGGGCTTTTTGGTAGACGCTGGCAAGCGTTTGTCGAGCACGGCCGACATGCAAGTGGGCGACGGCAACCAGTATGCGCAGGTTGGGACGACGCTTGCGCTGCTTGAGCGCGGTGCGATGGTGATGTCGAGCATCCACAAGCGCTTGCACTATGCTCAGACGCTTGAGTTTCAGTTGTTGTTTGAGGGGTTTGGCCAGTACTTGCCTGATGAGTACCCGTATGATGTGCCTGGGGCGTCGAGGCGGATCAAAAAAGCGGACTTCAACCGAATGGTCTCGGTGTTGCCGGTGGCTGATCCCAACATTTTCTCGACGGCGCAGCGGATTCAGCTGGCGCAGATGCAGTTGCAGCTCGCGCAGAGTGCGCCAAACATGCACAACATGTACGAGGCGTACTACAGGATGTACGCGGCGCTCAATATTCGGGACATTGACGGCATTTTGCTGCCTCAAAACACGAATTTGCCCCGTGATCCGGCGTCCGAGAACAGTGATGTGTTGAATGGGATGAAGCTAAAGGCGTTTGCGGGGCAGCAGCATGATGCGCACATCGCGGCGCACTTGATTATGGGGCTGTCACCGATGCTTCAGGCCAATCCTATTGCTGCGATGGAGTTGCAAAAACACATTTTGGAGCACATTCGACTCAAAGCGGAGGAGGATGTGGAGGTAGAACTCTTCAAGGCGTATGGAACGGACCCGGATCGGATGATTTCGGCGATCCAGAAGGAAGGAATGATTGCCATCAAGGTGGCCATGTTCTTACAGGACATGGGCAAGTTGCAAGGCCAGCTCTCCGGGGAGGGCGGCGAGGATCCGTTGATTGCTTTGAAGCGGTTGGAGATTGAAAATAGGGCCAAGATTGACCAAGAGCGGGTCAAGTTGGACCAGCAAAAGCTTAGTTTGGACCAGAACAAGGCCCAACAAGCCAACATGTTCAATCAGGAACGGTTAAAACTTCAGCAAATGAAGCTTGTTCAACCTCAGGGAGGCTTAAATGCCGCTTAAACGTGGTTCTAGTCAGAAAACCATCAGTTCCAACATTGGCGAAATGGTGCGTTCGTACAAAAAGCAGGGGTCAATTGGGACGAGCGAGCCTAAAAACGTGTCGGCAGCCGTAAAACAGGCGGCGGCGATTGCGTATGAGAAGGCGGGCAAGGCGCGGGGCATGAAACGTGGTGGTGGAGTACAGGGCCCTGCGATGATTGTGAAGAAAAAGGATGGAAATCGTCCGGTTAAGATATACTGATTGTCAGCGCTATCAGGCGGAGCGCAAATCCGCCTGCTTTTCATGGAAAATCGCCATGCTTGAGTTTGCAGAAGCCGTTTTGAAGGAAGTTAGAAAGCTGCAAGGTCAGTCAGAGCAAATTGTCTTGAGCGGCACGATCTCCGACATGGAGCGTTATCGTTTCATGATGGGCCGACTTGAGGGTTTGAAGATGGTTGAGGAATCCGTGAAGGCGCTTTTGAGGAAGCACACGGACAACCGTGATTAAACCTGAAAGGAGAGCCATGGAAACGGTCGAGTCAATATCAATGACGGCCTTGGAGCGCAAATGGGCCGAGGAGGCGCAGTCCAAAGCACCGTCTTTGGATGATGCGTACACAGAGTCAGGCTTTTCCCCTGAAAAACTGCATCAATCGGTGAAGGACATGATTCCGACGCCGACGGGATGGCGAATTGCAATACTCCCGTACCGTGGTGCAGAAAAGACAAAGGGTGGAATTGTGTTGTCTGAGGAAACTCAGCGCAAAACACAGCTTTCCACTGTTTGTGGCTACGTCCTGAAGGTGGGTTCGTTGGCATATGCCGACGAATCGAAA